GGGCTCCTTCCTGATGCATTGCGCATCAAAAACAATTGTAAGTAGTTCAACACTACCTCTTGTGAGGCTTCGAATGATACTTCTAGACAAACCAACGTCTAAGAGCAGAGAATTCACTAAGTACCAACCAATTGGTGACAGTGTTTTTCATAACTCTGAACACCAAGCAATTGGTACCACTAGTGATGCTGACCTCGATGTTGACCATCGATTGGAAAGCATCTCATACAGTAATGGCCGAAATCGGTTCAATAACTGTATTCACTCGAAGGAACGTCGCCGATATCACGGAGATACGAGTAAATCGTTCTTCGAGACACAGGTGACTACGGGTTATCACTATCACACGTTCTTTCGGGAACACGTGCTTAGTAATAACGCGCATGACGAGGCAATGTCAAATTATTGGACGGCATTAGATGTCGATCCACTTGACTACTCTTCATTGTCTTACGAGGCGATGGAGAAGATGAAACCGGACTTAAATATCTTGTCGTTACCCAATTTCCTTTTGGAGTTGGATGACATCAAGAAAATGTTCGATTTCTGGTCTCGCACTCGCAATATCAGGAAAAACGTCTCCGGGCTGCATTTAAACTGGAATTTTGGTTGGAAGCCTTTTATTGGCGACCTCCAAAAAATCTGGTCTATTTTGGGCTCGGTCTACGTTAAACTTGATAAATGGCAAAATGACGTGCAGAACGGTGGATTACACGTTCGGCACTGTACTTTGCTAGATGAGGTAAATACGTACGGTGGAACCTTCAATTTCCAAGGTGCTTACCACAGACCTTGTACTTGGAGGGCAACTCATAAAAGAGTTGTCACCGGGCACGTTAAGTATCGGCCGCTTCCTTTAAGGACAGCGCCCGGACTACTCACGGGCCTTCGTGGGTATATGCAAGCCCTCGGGTTTGCACCAAACGTGTCAATTATCTGGGAAGCCATACCGTTCTCCTTCGTCGTCGATTGGTTCGTCGACGTTGGGAATTATGTGGCTACTTTTGATATCGACGTGCTTGAACTCCCCTTTGAACTGGTTGATTTTTGCATCCAGAATAAAGTGGAAGAAACAATTGTTTCGGAGCTCGGGCTCAATGTCGGATATTCCGAATTTTGGGTCCCCGAGGTCAAATGTGCACGCTGGGAGACCACGTTGCTGAATTTTCAGCGACGTGTCATGCGACCCTCTGAAGATGCTTTGGCATCCTTAGGGTGGGATGCTCCCAATTGGCGTCAGGCACTACTAGGGGTATCCCTGGTAGGTGCTAATAGACGTTGATCATGGCTCCTGTAGCTATGGCTCAATTTCTAACCCGACTGGTTTATGCCAGTCGTTATCCCTTCCCATATGGGTATAGGGAGGCAAGCTTATGAGCTTCACAGACCCACAGGACCTTTCTCCCGATCTTCCGACACCAGCCGCCACCAATGAGGTGACGTATGATTTATCGGCAAGGTCGAGTGCTTCAGGATCTTATCGTGTTGCCGGCCTGGACTTGGATACACCTCAAGTCCTTACCGTTTCACACGAGAAGGTCAAGAACACAGGAGTCAGGCGCCATCTTGTTCGTTTCGACTCCGTCCAACAGGATGGAACCGATCCGAACATTTTGGGGACGATCTCGGCATATGTCGTGATCGCCGTACCTCCCGTTGTCGCCACTGAGGCTCTGGTTGAGGCAGAAGTTGCCAAGTTGGTCAACTTTCTGTCCACATCAGGGCATCTCACGAAGCTTCTCAACGAGGAGATCTAGAGGCTGTTTAACATTCCTCTAGGCAGGAGAACCCGACACCTTTGCTTGGCTTTTCTCTATAAAGTAGAGAAGCCGTACAAAAGTGCCAAGGCCGTTTCTTTGACGGTTGGTGTAATGGGTGTCTCCGAGGTCATCATTACCATGATGATTTACGAGTACTTCCCATTGCAGGAACTTCTGCACGCTTGCCGCTCGATAATTGATATCTTGCGGTCCTTTATTTGGGGTTGAAGCTTGAGGTTTGCTTTGGAGGTGTCCAATGGATATTGGTAACCTGAAAAGCCTTCAGCTGTTATGGCTGAACCTCGCACTAACCAAGCGATACCAAGAGTACGTGACTGATAAAGACAGAGATGTCTTTATCAAGCGTAGCTCTGGGGAAGGGGTCACTTTTCTAACGTCAATCCTCCCTAATATCGGGAAAGCTCTTGACGCATACCATGCGAACTTCACATGGGTGCCACCATCCGGCTTTAGAACCGGTGGTGATGGCTTACCTTTGTTTTTAGGTAAGGCTGTCAGGAGGGCGATAGAGGGTGATTTCTTGGCCGTAGATTGTGTCAGACAACTGTCTGGCATTTTCTATCGACTGGAAATGGAATACACTCCTGCCCAAGTGGAGACATTTACTGATCGGTTTGTTAAAACTGATCAGGATCTGCCTTCGCGGGTTTCCGTAAGGGATAATCCCTTATGGGTTCCTGTACGGTCATTGATACATCGGGTCCTCTGTAATTTGGATCCGCTGGATATCAGACCGAATCATGGGTCTGGTGCGACTGCGTGTCGTACCAAGAATAGGGATAAATGGTGTCAGTTGAGATACTTTCCTCAACTTGACGATTTCTTCTCCTATTCGGAGTTCTTCTTTTATTCGGCAACGCATCTTGCTGATCAAGCAGATGTGTTGTTCGATGCTAAAGAAGCCATTCCTAGGGCACGGGTTGTATTCGTGCCTAAGGACTCTCGAGGACCACGCATTATTTCGTGCGAGCCTGCTGAGTTGATGTTTATTCAGCAGGGACTCATGCGAAAGTTGTATGATCACCTTGAGAGTGACAACTTGACGTCTGGTAAGGTGAATTTCACTAACCAGTTCATCAATCAATCTTTAGCACGAGAAGGAGCCCGGACGGGCGAATTCTCTACTATTGATTTGAAAGATGCCTCTGATAGAGTGTCCCTGTCTCTCGTCCAGGAAGTATTTCCTGCTCGTTGGGTAGATGCACTCTTGGCTAGCCGCTCGAAAGAGACGGTTTTGCCTGGAGGTCAAGTTGTGGAACTTCAGAAGTTTGCCCCAATGGGGAGCTCCTGTTGTTTTCCAGTAGAAGCTCTGGTCTTCTGGGCCATAGCTTCTGCCGCCACATATATGTCGAGAGACATATTTGTGTATGGCGACGACATAATCTGCCCTGTTATTTTTACAGAGCGGATTGTACGTAGCTTAGAAAGCTTTGGCCTTTTGGTCAACGCTGACAAAAGCTACTATCAAGGTCCCTTTCGTGAGTCATGTGGAGGCGACTTCTACAATGGTGTAGAGGTAACTCCTATTCGGCTCAGGAAAAGCTTTGGTAAGTCGCACACCGCCAGAATGTCTGCTATCGACTTTGGTAATGAATTAATTACCAAATTCGGTGAGGACTCATACTCATCCTTGAAACTTATTGAGGATGTTTATGGTCCTGTTCCTCGCTCTGAGCTTCCCATTCCTGGGACGTTTCGGATGCCGAGAAATAGCAGCACTGATGCATTCTTTCGTCGAAGATGGAATAAAGATCTTCAACGATTCGAATATAGGATACCTCAACTTAGTATACGGCCAGTTATGGTCCGTGAACACGGTTGGAACGAGCTCCTGCGAAAGGAGCTGTCACGCGGTATACCTAACCATCAGGTCGGGGACTATAGATATAAGTGGTACGAACCACGTAATTCTATAGAACCCGGGGTGTACGTCGATCCTCACTCGAC